CTGCCATGGCCGTCAGGGATGCCGCGCCCGTTGAGGCTGTGTTTTTTTTAACTAGCATCTGCACGGCTTGATAAGCCAGCCATTGTGACGCCATTTTCCCGAGTGCATTGACTATAGATCGCGCCATGCCCTCGGCGAGTTTATTAACCGCGTCGCCTAAAGATTCACTGTCAAAGATCATGGACTCGAACGCCGCGCCCATACCGTTGGTAAAATTATCAATGGTGGAAGCGGTCATTTCGTCCATGTTTGCCATGGAATTTGCTAATGATTCGCTGTATCTCGTCCAGAAGCCTTGGTTTTGTTCTTCGCGCGCTAAAAGCTGTTCGGCTTCTATCGCGGTGATGTTTGCCTGGTGCTCAGTCGCTAATACTTCACGGGTTGACCAGAACTGATTTTCTAGTTCTTGCTGCAGGGTTTGATTGCCCTGCGCGGCACTATAGGCGGCATTAAACTGCTCGGTCATGGCAGCGTAACGATCCTGATAGGCAAAATCTTCTTGAATAGCTAACGCCTGATCGCCTGCGGCTTGAGTGGCTAAACGCCGGGACCATTCTTTTTTAATCTCTGCGCTGGCTTCCTGAAAAGCTAAAACGGACTTATCCTGCGGGGCGGCGCTGACTTGATCGGGCTGGCCGTTATCATTTTCGCCGTTATCGGGTTTGTTATAATTAACGCTGGCGGCGTAATCTGTAGCGAGTTGATCAAACTTTGATTTTGTTTCCTGATACCAGGCTTCTACGCCTTCACTCGGCAGGGGTTCACCGGCGAGTTTGCGCAGCTCCCACATAGACTGGTTAAGGTCTATTCCGGCTTGATTAATGGTTGATGTGCTGAACAGCTCCGGCGCTTTAGTGTTGCTGAAGGCGCTTAATGATCGGCTCATTTCTGCCGCTTCATCGCTGAAATTACCCGCCAATTCTAAAGCGCCCTGCAGGGGTGAAACTATCACTTTAAAAATGAACTTGCCGAGCGCATCCAGTCCCGTGGCGATAAACTGCGACACCTCCATGAAGCCGATTTTGAAACCCTGCCAGCCGACGTTCATACCCGCCATGATCAACTGTATGCCGTGGAAACTGTCGGCCAAATAACCGACGCCGGTGATCATGCTGCCGATGGAATCGGAAATCAGTTTATCCATGCCGCCGTAGCTTTGCGCAAAGCCTAAAAACTCCTCGGACAGTTGCGCAATAATAGGCGCGAGTCCGGTGGTTATTTTCTGCTCTAGTGCCGTGGTGGTCTGACCGACTTTAAACATCGCATCGTTGGCCATCTCCACTTTTGCCGCATCGACACGCGACAAGGTAATGCCCAGACTGTCGGCCTCGGCCGCCATCTGGTTTAAACCTTCCGAACCGTTAGCGAGCATGTTGACCATGGCCACGCCGCCGGAGTCGAACAGTTTAAACGCCAGACCAACACGTTCAGACTGGCTTTCTACACCCTGAAAAGCATCGGCTAAAATATTTAACTGCTCGTCGGGGGTTTTCTTGCCTAATTCTTCCGCGTCTATGCCTAACTGCTTGAGCGCCGGAGCGGCAGTGCCCGAGCCTTGGGCCGCTTCTTCGATGCGCCGGGTCATACGCTGCATGGATTTATCTAGCTTAGTCGCACCAACACCGGTTAACTCACTGGCATAGCGCAGTTGGGTTAGTGCTTCCGTTGAAATGCCCATGCTGTCGGCAAATTTTGCGGTCTGATCAATGATTTCCGCTTGCTTGTTGTAGATCAGCATCAGCGATCCCGCCGCCGCCGTGGAAGCCAGCGCCGTGGTTTTGGCCGCCAGCGATACCGCACTGCCCACGGCAGATGACCAGCTTTTTGCTTTTTTCTGTGATTTATTTAGCTCGCTGGTAAATTGCGCACTGTTGGCATAGAGCGCAACGGTTAATCGTCCGATTTCTGACATTACAACAACATCCTTTCACACTGGCTGACCTGCTGATCAACGTTTTGGTTATCAATCATGGCGGCGGTATCGCCCGTGGTGTCGGGTGACTGCGGATCGGTCGAGTTTTTCAAAGAAAAGTGAGCTAACCAAAGGGCCAGTAATTCGCTGTCCATTTCGCGGTATAAAACGCGCGGGTCAACAACCCCGAGCGTTTCGGCGAGATTAAAACAAAAGCGCAATACCGGCGCTTCGGTTAGTCTTTTTTTGCGGCTTTTTCAGCATCTTCACCCATAAAGTTAATGCTCATGATTTTAAGCACGGCGCTATTGATCGCCATTGGCGTTTGCGCGGCCATTAAATCGGCAGGCGTGACACTGTCAGACATAGGCTTGTTATCTTCATCAAGGATTGAATCCAGCACAATCAACGCGGCGGCGGTGTTGAGCTGTTCACCGTCCTGATCTTTCTGATATTTTTTAATGGTTTTATCGTGCTCATTCAAACGCGCGGCGGTCAGGCGCAGAATAGAAAATTCACCACCCAAAATTTTGACATTAACGGGATCAAGTTGGACCGGATTGAGTAACTGCTTTTTAAAATTCATTTTTGTTCACTTATAAATTAGAGTGGTGGTTAAGAGGTTAAACGACTACTTAAAGGACTGGTTAAACGACTGCTTAAACAACAACGGTCACGCCGCGTGCAATAGCGTTCTGTTTGCCGGTAACCACAATCATCATGGGTTTTCCTTTTTCAAGCTCCTGCAGATTCCATCCGGCTAAAACAATGGTCATATCCGCCCAGCGCAGGTTTGGAAACTCAATGCGCACTTTGATGGTTTCTTTGCCGTCGGCTTTGGCTAAGAACGCGGTTAAATCCGCATCGCCGGAATCGTCTAAAAAGACAAACTCTTTATCGGGACCTTCGGCCATATCAGCCATATACTTATTATCTGTGTCGATCAGACGAGTGGCATCAACGAAAGTTCCCGCCTTGCCTGTTGCGCCCACTGCTGTGGCATCCTTTAATAAAACGAGTGTTTCTGTTGCATCGGCAAGTTCGCCGAATAAGAGTCGCGTACCCGCTGGGAGTTTTGCATAGGTGCTTGGATCTGCTACTGGCATAATATTTAACCTTTTTTGGTGTGTGGGTTGGGTGATGGTTCGGGTTTAGCTTTGGATTTAGTTGCGGTTAACGCTTAATAATAAATATTGAAATCACGGTTAAACTGGTAACTGATCGCGCCCTCATTATTTAAGGGTTGATCGAAGCCGCCGGAAAACTCGATAAACTGCACCGGATAGCCGCCTAAATCACCGCTGAAATGGTGTAATTCTTTTTTAATTAAATCCGCCAGGTTTTTACAGACCTCGGGATCCGTGTGATAGATGCTGATGCTAAAATAATCTTCACTTATTCCCGTGGCGCGCAGGTTACCTTCGACTATGCCCGGTGAGATACAGCGATAAACAACGGCAATATCTTTGTTTGCCGGGCGATTAAGCCAGTAACAATCAACACCGGTCTTTTCTGTTAACCAGGCATTTAATCCGCCCTCTAATGTCATATGCCTGCCTCGCGCAATTTAGCAGCTAATACCTGTTTAAAGGTTGCAACCACTTTGTATCTGTTATCGAATAACGCGCTACGGATAAAGGGCGTTGCGGTTTGCTTGGCGTTACCGTATTCGGCGGCTATGGCTTTTTGACTGTGCGCTTTAGCGGGGCCGACTTTGGTGGTCGCGGCGGTGTTTTTACTGCGACGGCTGCCTTTTTTGCGCACGCTTAGGCTGATTTTATCGCGCATGTGCGGCCCGTCGGCGCGGTTTGGATCATCGTCCACGGGAGCGGTTTGTTTCATTTGCTCTTTAACGGGCTTCATAGCCTCGCGGCTGGCTTTGCGTAAAATGGGATAACCCATCTCCGCGCCGATTTTAACCAGTTTTCTTTCAAGCTCTGCAAGACCTTCGACGGCAAAGGGATCTGCCATAAAACCTCCTAAATACTGACAACTGGCGGGATTGATTTGGGGTTGATCTCGGCATCAATAATAAGCTTGCCCTGCTTGGGGTCGCTATCATCTAAGCCGGTGATTTTCATAAATCGGCCGCGCCATTCAATCCAGTCACCGGTTTTTAAATTGGTCCGGTAACGGATAGTTAACTGGTAGCTGTTCGCGGTTTTATTGCGATCATCACCTTCACTTGAATCACTGCTTTTTTGCTCAATGCTCGACCAAGTCGGGACGATAAGGCTAAGCGCCTGCGTTGGTGCGCCGCTGGCACTTTTACTGCTGACGGCTTGATACAAGTTAATACGCTGGTTAAGATTTCCGGCCTGCATAATTGCCCCTTAAAATTCAATTAAACGGTATGGATCAAGCAGAAAGGTAAACGCAAAAGGCACGGTGGCAACGATAGTGCCGATCACCACGGCTTCGCGGTTGGCGTACCAGTGCCCGGCCATCATTAATACCGCCAGCTCTATATCATCCTCGGCGTTAATGGCGTCGTCCGCTGCATCGGCTAACTCAATGCTTTCATTCCAGATAAGCACTCGCGCCAGATAGTTTGACGCGGCTTTTTGCCCGGCCAACAGGTAACTGCTCAATAAACTGTCTTCGGCGGTGAAATCATCATCAATCTTTAACTGTGCTTTAAGACGCGCAAGATCCAACATGATTAATCCTTAACAGCCGTTGCCATGTTTAGGGCAATCAGGCGATCAACTTCGAGAATTGAACCTGTGTAAACTTCACCGGATTTATAAGAGATATTGACCGTTGCCAGGCTAGTGCTTAAAATACAGCTTTTGGTTGTTGCGGCTGCTGGTTTACTGGGTTGATTGTCTTGATTGTTTTTTTTCTGCGACATGTTAAAAACTCCTTTAAAACAAATAAAAAAGGCGGGGAAATTTACCCGCCTTACTTAATCAGCTTTAAAACTATTTAAAGTTAAACCGCTGGATGAACCAGTTTAGAAACCGCATCAGTATCTTTAACAACCATATCCACGCGCGAGCGCATACGGAAACCGATAGCGCCGCTTGCGGCATAAAGCTCTTCTAAACGCTGCATGTAAATGGTGCCGCGATCGCCAATGTCCACGCCTTGTTTAAAGTCGCCGAACATCACCGAAGTAGCAGAAGCAGCCGGAACCGCCAGCGCGTCCGTTGGAAAAACGGGTTTACCGAACAGACGATCCGGCTCGCCTTCGCGCATTCCGTCCTGCCAGATGGGTTCCCCTTTGTCGTTTTTAAGCTTACGCACGGCAGCGATAGTTAAATCGTTCATCGTCCAGACTGCGCCCATGCGGTAAGCACGTTTAATGCTGTGCATGATATTAATCAAATCATCGTAGGCGATAGCAGCAATGGCCGCCGCTTCAACGGATTTAGTCACCTGAGTGATCAGGCCAAGGGGTTTTTTATCGCCATCACCGGAAAACATGGTTGTCTCTTCCGCGTCGCCAAAAGATTTTGCGTAGGCATCGGCTAAAACAGTTTCAAGGTTTACGGCTTCATCCTGCAATAATTCTTCGGAGATTTTGCTGATCCGGCCTAGTTTGTGCGCGCCCAATACTTTTGAAGCACCGGCCATGTCAGATTCAGGATAAACGCCTAGTTCATCAACCCAGCCAGCCACGCCGTTATCAGTAACGACAGGGATATTTTCCGTTGAAGTGGTGGTGATCACGTTACAAATTTGGCGTAGTGCATTGTGCGCGCCAAGCTTTGCGATCATTTTTTTGCGGTAAACTTCTGGCACAGCAAAGTGGCCGTCTGTTACGCCGATTTGTAATGCAGCACGAACATCATCGGATACCTGGTTGCGACGAGAGCCGACCACAGAAGCGAAGGCCGTTTGGTATTCTTTGCTGTTAGTGGGCGTTGATGCTTCGGCTTCGATCTTGTCTTTTGGCGCGGGTTTTCGGGCCGGTTGATCAACTTTAGCCAGAATAGTTTCTTCTGCTTCCAGTTCTTCAGCGCGCGTGATGCGGGCGTTCAATGCGACACGTTCCGCTTTTAATACAGCATATTCGGTTTGTTCTGCTTCGTTTAAGTCGCGCTCAACTTCTTCAGCTTTGTTTACAATTGCGCGCATTGCTTCAACTTTGCCTGCAGCTTTCAGTTTCATTTCATGAATTGTCATAATTTTCCTAATTCTAAGGGTTTAAATATCGGGTTTAAATATCGTCTTGCAGACGAAGGAGATCGTGCTTTGCCGCAATAAGGTGGGTAAAACGTTGAGGTTGCGGCGTGTCCTCGGGCGCGGGTGCTTGGTTGATGGTAATAGGTGATTTAGTAAAGTGAGCAACGGCATTTGTGCCGTGATAACAGGCGGCAGCGTCTAATGTTTCTGTCAGAGTATCGACAAAACCGGATTCCAGCGCAGTTGTTCCTGTGTACCAGGTTTCTGCATCCATAGCGGCGGCTATTTCTTCGCGTGACAAGGTGCTTTTTGCCTCGTAAATGTTGATCATCTGCTCTTTCATTTCATCAAGGCGATCTGCATATTTGCGTAAATCCGTAGATTCACCGTAAACGCCGCCCCAAGGATTGTGGATCATGTAATAAGCATTTTCAGACATTTGGATATTGTCACCGGCTAAAGCAATAATGCTGCCCATGGAAGCGGCTAGGCCATCCACTTGGGTGGTGATTGTTGCTTTATGGCGGCGAATTGCGTTGTAAATTGCCATACCTTCGAACACTGAGCCGCCCGGCGAGTTAATGCGCAGGGTGATGCTGGTCGCATCGATGGCATTTAAATCGCTGACAAAATCCTCGGCGGTAATGCCCCACATGCCGATTTCATCGTAAATAAGCACTTCAACGGGATTGTCATTAACTGCGGCTTTGATGCTGTACCAATTAGCCTTGGCTTTGTGTTTTTGCGGCATTTTTTGCGTTCTCCAAAGTGATTGATGCGGAATTAATAAAGTGATTCTCGCCATCGGTGATCGGGTTTTCATCTTCCAGAGATAAAATTTTGTTGGGGCTGTAAGCACCGGTGTTAAACATTTTGGTGTAAAACTCACCACGCGCCGCGCTGTCTCCGCGCAGCAGGCCGTTAACGTTAAACTTCGGATAATAAATACTGCGTTCACTGGGTAAAATAAGATCGCGCTGAATAGACTGCTCAAAACGAGTGATCCAGGGCAATAAGCTGTGAATAACAAACTGCAGGCTTTGGTGCTCGATATTGGAAAAGGTGGCTTTTTCCAGATCGCCAATCATGTGCGCCGGTACGCCGTAAATCCCCGCCACTTCACTGCGGTTATATTTACGCGATTCAATAAACTGCGCATCTTCGGCGGACATGCTGATTTGTTGCCACTTCATGCCCTCCTGCAATAATGCCACTTTGTTAGCGTTATCAACGCCGCCGTGGGTGCTGTTCCAGCTTTCTAATAATCTGTCTTGGCCGGGTTTGGATAATTTCCCATCCATCTGCAATACCCCGCCGGGTTTTGCGCCGTTGCCGTAAAGTGCCGCGCTATAGTGATCCATCGCCATGGCACTGCCGATAGTTTCACGCATTAAACCGATCGGAGATAAACCCTCAATGCCGTTAGTGGATAAGCCGTTAATGCGCCATACCTTATTCATGGCCCAGGCATTAGTTTCACCCGCGACTACTAACACTAATTTGCCGCTTTTTGTTCTGTCTAGCTCGCAGTCGTCGGGCTGTAGTGGCCAGATTTCAGCGACGCGCCCGGCTCTATCGCGCAATATTTGGTTAAAGCTTTTACCCTGCAGCAATAAGCTGGTCATGTTTTGCGATCGCTGGTCGAGGCTGGTCATTTCGTCATTGGGCAACATTTTTAAAATATTGTTGAGACTGTGATCGGTTGCCTCGTGGCGGTTCACGCCGTCTTTTTTATACAAAGATAACGGCAATGCGCCCATGGTTTCTGATAATACCCGGACGCAGGAATAAACCGCCGCCACACGCAATGCGCTATCGGACGTCACAGTTTTGCCGGATCTTAGTTGGCCGCCAAAAAGCGTGGTGCCTTCGTTAAGGGATGGCCGGTTAACCGCCGCTGTCGGGGTCAGAAGTTTGCGCAACATAAGAGCCTCTTATCGCTTCAATCGTAGGTTTAAATAAAGCTAAAAACAGGCAGAGTATGCCCATGGTTAACGCTGCAACGGGGATGCCGAAAATCTCGACAAGGCCGTAGGTGATCAATGCCAGCCCGATCAGGGCAAGCAGTTCATTGATGTATTTCATAAAAAAAGCATTGCCTCTTCGTCTTCGTATACGCTCGGCCCTTCGCCTTCGTCGAGCATTGCGCGGTAAACCGCCATGATTAAAGCGATTGCGCCATCTATCTTTTGATCGCGCTTTTCTTTGCGCGGAAAAACATTACCTTTGGCATCTTCTTTGGCGCTAACGTTGGAGATCATCCAAGTCAAAACCGGATTACCATCGTGATGAAAGCGGCCAGCCGCTAAAGCTGATTCAATTTCTTTCATGCCCGGTGATAAATGCACTGTGGTTTGCGGAATTTTTACCGCCATTACGCCGTTCTCATTTAACTGCTGGGCAAGTTGGGCACTGTTCCAGGGATCGTGCGGGACTTCTTTCACGCGAAAGCGATCGGCAAGTCCGAGCACTTCGTCGGCGACTTCGCCAAAGTCCACTTCTGCGCCGTCGGTGGGCTTCAAGGCGGTGCCGTCGCTGTTTTCCCATGGTGTGTTTATCCATCGTTGATAAAGCTTGGTATTTTTCTGATCGCTGTCGAAGATAGTATCTTCGGGCAAAAAATGGCGGCTAAAGCAGTAATAATGCAGTTTGCCGTCGGCCTCGGTACGCGCGAATAAATTAACCATGGAACAGATATCAAGCTTGGACGCGAGATCTAAACCAAACCATGCCGACACATCTGTAAAGTCATTGATGTTAAGGCTCAAGTCTTCGGCATTTTTCCACTGTTCCGAGTGAAAGAAAGCTGATGCAGCATTAACCCAAATGTTTAGATGCTTGGTTTTAAATATATTGGTGTAGCGCGGGTTACGAATGGCGCGCTGCTGCTGACCTTTGAGATAATCAATATCAACCGACACGCCCATGTTCGGGTTTGCCTTGGCTAATACTTTCGGATCTGTCCAGTCGTCGTTTTCATCAATGGTGTAAATAATGCCAAAGAGTGTGTCATCGATGATTGTACCGTCGAGCACTTTGGCAACGTCATCCTGTAAGTCTTTGCAGGGTCCGGCGATATTTGAGCCAGCCGTGGTGATCACAAAAATAATAGGTTGCTCACGTGCGCCCATGCCCGTCTGCATAGTGTCGATCAGTTCGGGGCCGTCGTGCTCGTGAAATTCGTCAATAATTGCGCAATGCGGAGAGCTACCATCGCCGGGATCGCCGATCACCGGTTCAAAAATACTGCCGTCGGGCAACATTAATTTTTTCGCCATTACTTCAATGCGGAAACGGTCGCGCAGTCCAACCAAAGCTTTAACCATTAAGCGCGCGGGTTTAAAAACCTCCCAGGCTTGTTTTTCTGTCTTAGCACCACAATAAACTTCGCTGCCAAATTCATCGTCGGCGCAAAAGGTATACAAGGCATTGCCGGAAGCGATCACGCTCTTGCCGTTTTTCCGCGGCACACAAACATAAGCGGTGCGGAAACGGCGGTTTTTATCTTTCTTGCGCTCCCAGCCATAAAAGACAATATGAATAAATAACTGCCAGGGCTCCAGTTTGATGCGGCGATCATCCAGTGGGGCTTTTGCCCACTTGCCTTTGGTGTGCGGTAGCTTTTGAATAAAACGACTAACCCGCTCGGCCTTGGCTTTTTTAAATCTATAGGGATAATCTTTATTCTTGGATTTTTCTAAATCATCCAGGTGACGCTGGCAGGCTTGCTGTACATATTTGCAGGAATCAATGCGGCCCGTAACGATATCGCGGGCATACTTTGACGCCGCCGTGACGTTCGGATATTTTGCCATAGATTAAAACTCGCTAAATTCGTTTTCTCCGCTGCCGGGTTTATCGCCTCCGCCCACTATTCTGCGGTAACTGGTTGGATCAAAGCCGAGTAGGGAGCCGATCCGCGTCATTGAATTAATCGCATCATTGCGCGCATTTAACGCCGGGTGTTTTTTATCGCCACCGCTGGCACTGGAAACCGTTATTCCATCAGACTGAATAATCAGATCCGCTTTAAGCATCAGCGCGAATGAATTGCAGTAGGCCAACAAAATAGGCGCCTGGTCGATAGTTAATAATTTTCGTTCAATCAATACCCGGCTTTGTGTATGCCAGATAGCAATCGCATTGGCATCCATCAGTTCGTCGGGCGGCGGTATCTCGGTTAAAGCGTCCGCCATCGGCACTAACAAATCCTTGCCGGGTTTACGGCCACCGCCGGACGCTCGCGCC